GGGATAACACGGCCCTTGATTGCACCGAATCGGGAGGTAATTGTTTTTTTAGAGAACGGGTGTCTCATCGTAGTAATGCCCAGAGAGCCGCAATGAATCCTGTGATGCCTGATCCTAGAGCTGTGAATACAAGCTTCTCAATCCACTCCATGCGAGCGAGTTTCTGCTCTACTCGATTCATACGGGCAGGTAAGTCTTTGAGGTTCTTTAGGTCTGAAACAATCTCAATCTGTATAGCCTGAAGCTCAAGTAGCTTCTCATAAATCTGAGCTTGTGTGATGCGGACTGAGCCGCTTGATGTTTCCTCAGCCATGACTAGCCCAGAAGTGCGAGTATCTCGGCCTCTGATAGACCTAGTGCTTCGAGCTTGGCCTTTGCACTTTCTTTGTTTGCCTGTTTCTGAGCCTCGGCAGCTTCCCTCTCAGCCTGTTCGATAGCGGCTTGTGCGGCTTGTGCCTCACGCTCAGCTATCTCAGCATCGGTTAGGGGAATAATCTGCACCTTGTCAGGGTGGCCTTCTGGGAGGCTGCAATCTACAACTAGGCGTGTTGGTCTGTCTGTCATGTTTTTATTCTACCTGTTTCTAACTAACTGTAACTCCACCGCTTGAACCCTTGGTTATGCCGTAAAGGGTTACTGATGAATACTGCATAAAATTGCTGCCGTTTAGGTCGAATAATTCAATTTTGGTAATAGCAGATGTCCCAGCCCATCTTCCAGCGTGAATCATTAGAGTCGCTTCAGCACTATTGTTTTCCGTTACCGAATCGCCCGATAAAGATTTAGCGACAGAGCTTGTGTAGTTTGGAATATAAAATTCTCCATTTGAAAATGTGTTAGAAGTCGCAAGGTTGTAAACCGAAGCCCCAGGTCTCAAGGATTGATTATCGCCACTAGAGGATTCAGAATAAACACCAAAACTTCCATCCCTATACAATCTGCGTGATAAATAATTTGCGGCTGTGGTGTCATCATTTATTCGCAAATAAAAGACTTGATAATCACTTGTGCTTCTATTTACTCGCAAAGAAGTTTTAAGTAATAAGTCTGTATAAGTGCCAGGAATGCTAGTTAGTGCTATAGATGCCTGCTGTGAACCCAACTCAGTATGTGCAATTCTCGTCCAAGCACTCATGTCTAGCTCACTATTCCGTAAAGGGCAATCGTAACCCCTGCACTCATGTTTCCAGAAAAGTTAAAAACAGTCACAGTATTTACTGCATTTGTGTTTGCCCATCTTGCGGCGTGCATAATTACCGAGCGACCAGTAGTTGCTGTTTCAATGCTTGCTCGACTAAGAACTGTTTTGTGTTTGTCTGTTGCTGAATAGTCCATGATGTTGCAGATAAACATATGCGGGTTACCAGACCATCCAAAATTGGATAACGCAATAGAGGTATCGGTTGAGCTGTAGCTACTTGCGTTTTGAGTAAATACCTGTGGATAGTTTGAGCCTGAATCGCTGTTTAGCCTAACCCCAACAGAAGTTGAATCACCATTCCAAACTAAAACCAAGTCTCGGTAGGTGGCAGGGATAGAAGTAAAAGCAACTGAGTTATCAGTTCCAGTTAGAGTGATGTTAGCCAAAGCAATATAAGTAGCGGTAGGCATTATGGATTCACGCTCCTCATTCCATATAGGGAGAAGCGAGAGCCAGTTACATAATTAGAACCATCTTGAATCAAAAGGGTCAAAGAAGTAACTGCGGCGGTGCTTAGCCATAAGCCAGATGCAAGAAAAATCCTGTTTTCGCTAGAAGCTTGACCGCCAAGCATTCTTATAGTTTTATTTTTTGTCGTTTCAAAAGCATCAAGAACATCAATAATAGTTGCTCCAAAAGTGTTGGCAGTTGCATTGGCAGCAGGAAATCTTCCAGCAGGGGCAATGCCGCCCAACACACCGCTTACAACTGCCTCAGAACTTACGCTGCTTCCAGTCCCGAATAGTTGGTGCATAGCATAAGAATTTGTATTTGTATCCCCATTCAACCTTAGAAGTCCCTGACCGCCAGTATCAGCAGCAGAGCCTCTTTGAGTTGCTCTTATTTGTAGGTGCTGATAAGTCGAGCCATAAGTCGAATTCAGGTTAGAAAAAACAACAGAAGCTTGATTGCTTCCTAAAACAGTTGTTTCAAGCCATTCATAAACACCAGGGCCGCTCGGAGCTGCCCCTGCTCCCGCAACAGCAAGAACTCCTAAAGGAATAGGCATTATGCAGTTATCTTTCCAACTACTCGGTATGTGTTAGCTGCAACCTTTTGAACAGTTGCGGCATTGTAGGTCTGGTCAATCTTGAAGGTGACGGCTGTTCCCGCTGTTCCTGCACCTGCCCAGTCGGTTACGCCTGTTCCTGCGGCGATGGTTACAGTTCCGCCAGCGTTACGCCACACTGTGATCGTGTCCCAAGTCTGTAGAACATCTGGAATTGTGACTGTTACAGCAGCAGTTCCGTTGACCCAGATAGTTCCATTTTCCAGAGCTGAAGTTGCAGTCATAGAAGCTGTTACTGCTGTTCCACCGAAAAGAATGGCAGAACCAGCTAGTGATGTTACGGATGCTGGATAAACCTGTTGCCAGACCGAACCGTCATAAACAGTTACGGTGTTGGAATCAGTCTGGTAGCTAACCATACCCTCTGCCACGGCAGTTCCTAGGGCTGATCCTCTGGCAGCAGTGCCAGCAAAGACCATGACGGATTGTTCCATCAAATAATTGTTGACATTAGCGGCGGTTAGAACCTCGCCCGCTGAGAATACTTTATAGCCAAGACCTGCCATGATTTCCTTACCAGCTCAAACTGTATGAATCTAGTTTACCGAATTCGGCATCATCCAATACTAGGTAAGCATACTCTACCGACTAGAAGCCGAATTCTACGAAATGACGGTCTGTTCGGACCGTGTGGTTTATTGAAATAACCTGCACAAAGCGCGAGATTTGTGAGCCTATTCCGTTAGGGGTAAAGTCCACCCTACAAATCGAGCCTAGATCTACGCTAAGGACATCCTCTTGCTCTGCTGGGTCTAGCTTGTGCAAAGCAACTTCCAGGCTACTAAATCTGTATTCTGGTTGTGAGTATTGTTGAGCAAGAACCAGCGATAGTTCGACTAGATCAGCGTCAGTAGCCAACAAAACCTCTGGAGCCTCTAATACCCTTAGACCATAATCTGTAACACTTTCAGGATCTGTTGCTTGAGCCGTTCCGCCGCCAGCCCTAGAAATAATGACACGATTGTAAAGATTGTCCGAACCGTAACTAACACTTAAATTTTGAAAAGGTATTGAGGTTCCACCAAATGTTACAAAATTTTCTGATGTTGGAGTTTGTGTTCTATCAACGAAGGTCAGGCTACCGTTTTTATCAATAAAAATTAGACCAGGCTCTGATGCAGCAACTTGTTGTAAATAACTAAAAGCATTTTCATTTACCTCAATTGGAAAATCGCTTAGATTAGCTTGTCCTGTATCTATAGACCTAGCTTCAGTGGACCAATCAATTTGATCAAGAATGTTAGAAACTCTTGCTCCTGTTTTTTGAGCTGTTGGTGTGCCAGCAGCTAAAACCTGATTCGAAATAATGCTTGTTGCGTCATAGGCAATAGCCTCTGCAATTGAATCTCCATTAGGCAAATAACTAAATGCCCAGTCATCTATCCAACCCGTATATTGGATTTCATCTGCCGTAGATACTCGAATTTCGCGCCGTGGGACGATGTTTCCCGCAAATGGAGACTGGTCATACAGTGGATCAAAAGCCCTGTCATGGTTGTTGAATTCCACATTGAGCTGACCAGCAGGGAAGTTGGCAAAAAGGGAGGACTTACCTCTAGAAATAGAGAAGTTTCTTACCCTTTCGGTTACATCAATAAACTGTAGCGTTGTTCCGCCAAGTTTATATTCAGTATTGTCTAAAACACCTTTTATTGAATCATCAAGAGTAAAAAGAATTGCACCAGAAGGGCTTATTTCAAAACCAACTTCTACTTGTTCAATTGGCATTGACATTACAGCACCTGAGCTAGCAATCCACCGCCACCGCCACCATTAGCCCTGGTGAACGATTCCAGCTTGTTGACAATTTCTTCTCCAGCCTTAGCACCACTAGCACGGCTATCCGCAAAGACCTCAAGAGTAATGTTGTAAACAGCTTGTCCGCCACCTCTAATGGCGGCCTCTCTTAGGTCCAGAACTGACATTCCACGGCCAATAGCTGAAACATCAACTGGTTTGAACTCGGTTAGGTCTTTGAGGATGCTTTCGTAAATCTTGATGACATCGCGGGTCCTAGATAATTCCTCCATGTTCTTGGTCATACCAAGCCACTGATTAGCTTTTTGTAGAAGTCCTACTATCTTCTCGATTGCTGCTGTATCAAGTTCTTTTATCTCTGGGACGGCATCCTTGGCTATATCTGCTGCTTGCTTAGCAGCTTTGACTGGCATATCTACCGCAATTGATAGTCTGGATTGAAACTCGCGACTGAATGCCTCTGCCATTGATCTAGCAAGTGCAAGCAGTCTTTCCTGCTCAGACTTGATGCCTTCTAGCAAGCCATAGGTCATGTCCTTGCCAGCTTCATACATGGTCATGCCGACATCCATGCCGAGTTCAGCACCAAGCTTGTTTAGCTCGTCAAAGATTGTGTTTAGCTCATTGACTGCTGCCTGACCGCCATCAACGATTCCTTGAGCGGTCTCGCCACCAGCCTCAGCACCAGCCTGGACAAGCTGGTTGAACAGCATTGGGTCAAGTCCAAGAGCTTTTAGGCGGCGCAGGTTCTCAGCGAAGTCACGGGACTTTGCAGCCATGTCACGGAAGCCTTGGAGCAGTCCCTCGGTCTTGTTTTGAACTACTTGAATTGGTTCTTCATAGCTGCGGGTTACTGTGACCTCAAACTCGCGTAGAGAGCGTCCTAGAGCAATTACACCTCTTTGAACCTCGGTAATTGTGCGTTTCTCTGTCTCGCCCTTTAGTTTGTTGAATAGCGTGGTGAGCTGAAGCGCGCCAGTCAATGCCCTCTGGTATTCACCAATCAGCGTCTCAGATAGGCTGAGCTTTTTGGCCATCGCATCGCGTTGTTTGGCGATGTTTATTAGGGCTGCTTCTTCAGCAGCTACAAAGGCGCTGATGTTGTCAAAGTCAGAACGGTAAATTAGGTCTTGTCTAAATGCTTGTTTGAGTTCTGCACGGATGCGGTCAACCGAACCAACAACCGCCTGTTCAAAACGACCAAGCTCTATTTCAATGTTTGGCAGAATCTCAATAGATGCAAAGTCAGCAATTGTTTCCTTGTAATCCTCAGCTGCTTTTTCAATGCGCTTGAAATCAGCCTGAGCATCATCGGCAAGTTTTTGTTGTGTCTTGATGTAGTCATTAGCGGCATCAATCGCCCCTTCATAAAGTTCATCAAACTTATCCTGTGCTTCTTTAGCAGCATCGGCAAGTTCACGGACACCTTCAGCTGTTTGATTGAATTTTTGTTGTAGCTTGTCCAGTCCAGCAGGTCCCATAGCTACAATGCGCTTGTAAGTTGCCTCCCAGTTGTCTGCTCCAAGAATTGCCTGAACAAGACCCTCTGAGGCTCCCATTAGCTTTAGCTTGCTCGCAGCAGCTTGCTTCTTGACTTCTTCGTCTAATGTGCTGAAGAACGTCTTAGCTGTTTTGGTTGCTGGCTCTTTAGGGTCGCTTGCGGCAAATAGCTCATTGAGACGCTTTTCAAGTTCAGCTCTGGTGTTGCTCAAACCAGCTGCTGCGGTAACAGACATAACCTTTGTAATGTCAACAGCAGCTAACTTGGCATAGGTAGAGATAACCTCAAAAATTTCTTTCCAGTTTGGTCTAGTCAGAGCTTCTTCAATAAAGGCAGCACTTAGACCCAGATCTTCTAGGCTTTGCTTAGCCTTGCTCTTAGCAATTTCGTCATCAATGTTCTTGAATACGCCAGCTAGACCACCAAGCTTGCCCTCTGCATTGACAGCGCCAGTAGCCGCTGCCTTTAGCGAATCCTCTAGCTTCCTACCTGATTGCGATGCCTCTAGCTGAGCAACGCTCATTCTCTTTACGCCATTTACTAAGAATGTTGTATCGTCATAGAAGGTTCCCGCAGCCATGTTAGCTTTGTCGGTAAGGTATTCAAATCCATCGCCAAGGGCGCTCAAAACTTGAACTATTGGATTGCCCTCGCTGAGCAAATAACCAAAGAAATTTAGATAGAAGCCAAAGACTTCGTTATCTTCCATTCTGCGAATTATTTGTTGGATTTCAAGTCCAAATAGCTGCAAAGCAGCGCTACCCAAATCAAGCAGGTCATTGAAGTAGGACAACAATTCATTTAGCGTTGCTAGAACTGGATTTATGATTTCAAAGACTGGCATCAAAACCAAATTTAATAAATCTATAATTTGCTGCAATGGACCAAGCACATTTAGTAACAGCTTGAGTAACTCCCCGAATACTGGAGTCATAACCTCAATACTGGTAGCTAAAGATTCAAAAATTTGAACTATTGCAGGTCCGTTTTCTTCAAAAATCTCTGCAAATAGATTGTTTATTTCTGCCAGCGGCTTTTGAAGTGGCGCACCCACAGCCAATTGCAAGTTGCCAATTACTGCGTTTAGCCTTTGCTGCGATCCATAAAGCGTGTCAGATGCTCTACCGAATGCGCCAATGGAATCTCCAGCGCGCTCAAATAGCATTTCTAGACGAGCGACAGCTTGAGCATTTGCAAGCTCAGCACCCTCCAGGTCATTCAATCCCTGGGCAGCAAGACGAGCATTTACTTCGTTCTGCTTCATGGCGACACCGAACTTTTCAATCGGGTCGTATTCACCACGGAATAGGGCTGTAACAGCTAGGAGGGCTTCAGAAACATCGTAACCATAGGTCGTAGCAAGGTCTTGTGAAAGAGTTACAAGGCGTTCTGTTTGAAATGCAGTTTCGCCAATACTGAATCCATACTGCTTTAGAACCGAACCTAGGAACACCGATGCTTGGGCAGCTTGGCTTTGAGATAGACCGTAGCTCTCTACTTCTTTTGTAAACCCAACAATGCGTGGCTGTAAATCTTCAAATACCTGGTTTAGACCGAGCAGGTTTCGCTCAAATAGATTCGCAGCTTGCACTGAATCAACGGTGAAAACTCTTGCTGTGGACAGGGCCTGGAATGCGCTAAATGATGCGGCAGCAGCACCGATTTGACCAGATAGGCTATTGAACTGACCGCCCAGTCCCTTTAGGGCATTAGCAGCCTGATTGATACCCGCTGATCTAAACAGCGAAATAATTGGGAGTATCAGACTCTGTAGTGCCATTACTTCTCCAGCCTATTGTTTATTTCGGTAATTGTTCTATTAAGCAAGCTTGTTACATTTGCCTTGTGCTGAGGCATGTATCTTTCCATCGTAGGCCATGCGTAACGCGATGCCCTGCTCTGGCGGCGGTTGTGTGCCTGCCTATCTAAAGCCTGTAACCACTTAGTCTTTGCGACTTCCCTTGCTGGGGTCATCATTCTCATGCGGTCTGTAGCTTCGACCACTCCGCGCCCAAACAAATTAGTCGTGTATTCTCGAACAAGTCTGCCCGAACCTAGTCTAGCTTTACCGCTTTTACCAGCCATGTCAGCGACAATTAGTGCTGGTGATTTGACCTTGAGCCTAACAATTGAGATTGTGCCGTCTTTAGCAGTTTTGAGCTGTGACAATGCCTTGCCTTCGCTCCTGTTTTTGTAATTGACATCAATACCCCTAGATGTGTTAGCTTCCAAAAAGCCGCTCATGTAAGACAGCCTGGCTCTTTTGTATTCCGTAGCCATCTTGTCGTATTTACGACCAATTCTTCTTGGCGCTCCTAGCGGACCCATGATGCCTACGCTTTTATAGACACTCACCAAAGCCTTTTGAGCTGGCTTTCCAATCTGCCTAGCGTTCTTTTTGAAGTCTGTCAGTGCCTTTGGTCCAGTTTCTCTAAGAATGGCTTCTAGCGCCTTGAGATTAGGCAGCTCTACAACTGCTTTACGATCAGTCATGTCAATGTCGCGTAGGAGGCTGAAAGTGCCGATGTTTATACCGCGCTGACGAGCAACTGACTGAATTTTTCCCCAGCCTGCTGCTGCACCGAACAAGTATGAGCGACCCAGATTGCCAAATAGAGAAGCTAACAACAAGGGAGACCGCCTTACTTTCAAACAATTCTACCGCAATGAGAAAAACCGCCCCCGAAGGGGCGGTTCTCATTTGCTAATGTTCTTAGCTACTATCCAGCGATACATAGTCCACAACATCCTGTCGCTGAGTTGCATCAACTCACGCGGAGAGATGTGCGTCTCTACTGCAAGAGCGGCGATGAACCAATGTGCTGAATCATCACCGAGACCCCTTATTTTGGGTCTGTTTCTGATTCTCCTACGCTTTCGACTGTATCCAGCCAAGCCTCGAAGTCCAGAGTTGTTGCTTTGCGGCGGAACTCGCTATGCCAGGCTAGGAACAACAGGTGTCCTAGACGCTGGCTAGTAGCGAGCGAGCCGATTGGGACATTGAATTTGTCCTCAAAGGCAACCAGGTCAGCAGCGCTGGCCGTGATTTCCTTTTTAGTTTTGTCTGCGAACTGTATTACTAGGTTGAATCGCATTTCTATTCCTTACTACGCTGTTGCGTAAGTTACTGCTCCCGTGGTTGGGAACGAATTAGCACTGTTGCAGTATAGCGAGGAGTCGTGGCCGATACAGCCGTTCCGTTTCCTGCGATTAGGGTTACAGTGCCGATAGTTCCAACTAGGTCCTGGAACAGGGTAGATACAGCTCCAACACCAAAGTCAGAGTGGAAGTCCAGGGAAACGGTTCCAGACTTTAGTCCGCCGATTACCTCTGTCCAGCCGTTAGAACCGAAGTCTGTTACATCAACCTCGGCTGAATTTAGAACAAGTTCAGCACGAGCTACGCTTGGGCTAACTGTTCCTCCGTTTAGGGTCACTGTATTTGCAGTGACAACGAATTTTGCCATTTATTTTTCTCCTTATGCAAAGACGGTGACTGTGAATTCAGCCGCCAGATAGGTTTGGTCGTTTATTGTTATAGAGCCAATCGAAGTAGCGCGTTCAACCCGCAGGTCATACACTTCCCCCGAAAGGGTCTTATCTGATTCTATCGCAGCTTTCACACTCTCAGAGCCTGTCGGACTGCAATAGGCATCAAGTTTTCGTTGCATCTGTCGCTCAGCCGCTCAGGGTTACAACAAAGTTATAGGTAACTAGGCCACCATTCAATGCGCCATCGTATTCAACGCTCTCCATGTTGACGATACCGATTGGTGGCGTTGGGTTATCTGGAATCTCAGCAGATGTTCGTAAGCCAGTAATTGTTGCCAGGTTTGTCGCGATGCCTTGACGCATCGTTGAAATGTCAGCCACTAGGCCATCCTGAGCTTACGGAATGGTGCAAGCAAAGATTCAATGTCTGGATCTGTTCGGCTAACACGGACAACACCAATCTCACCGAATCCAGCAACACCCAGAGGAGAGTCATAGCGCTTGAACTCACGAATAGCTAAAAGATTGCAAGCCTGTCGCACATCAGTAGGGACAGCCGTGCCATAACCAAATACTCCGACCACCTGAACCGTAGCCTCGCCCTGCGAGTCTGGGAAGTTCACGGTTGGGAACAAATAATCTCCAACAGCACGAATGCGTGTGTATGGCGTGTAAACACCGCCAGCAATACCGTTTAGCGGCTCAAGCTGGTAATCAGATGTTTTCCATGTGGTGTCAAAGCTGCCATCAGCATCTGTAGAGGTCTTTAGTGTTGTAAGAGAAACTAAGTCGTCAATCTCACAAAGATAAGAGTCGTTTGGGGTAAAAACTCGTGTAGCCGAACCAGCAATAAAAGTTCTTTCACAGTAGCGCTCAATGTGTCTAGAGGCTGACTCTATACAGCGCTCGATTAGGGTATCTTCTACGGCATCTGTGATGCGTAAAATGTCTTTGACCTCTTGCAGGGTAGTGTAACCGTCAGTAATCGCCATGGCTCTAGTTTACCCCTGAATTCACGCGTTCAGTCTGTCTCTCATTTCCTGCACCATCTCCAATATCGCGTGATCTAGAGGCGATGTCGGGGCCATGCCCTCCATTATTTGCTTAGTTCTTGTTTCTATAAACTGCGCTGAAACTGTATAGGTTTTTATTTGTCTTGGCTTGGTGGTGAACTTGCAAAGCTCCACAGCGGCATCAAACAAGGTCCCAACTTCAAAAGCTTCTGTCGAAAGTGGAGGCATGGTCCTGCCAGTTACTAAATGATAGGCGATAGTTGTAGCCACCATGTTGTGATTGGGCCTACCGAATGGGCCAATCAAATTAGGCAAATAACAGTTCCTAAATAGGATGCCGCGCTCTTTACACCATTGCTGTAGGTATTCTCCCGACTCTCGCTTGCCTTTCGCATAATCCGAGTCGTCAGTTTTAGCTTTGACTGAATTTGCATAGGTCAGGGTCTGAATGTCAGGGGATAGCACTTCTGTCAGGCGCTTAGCTAACCTGAGATTTCTGACATGGAGATTGTCACCTCTGTTTACGCCTGCTATGTGCAGAACATGGGTCGTCTCGCCAGGCTCATCTACAGATCTAAGGTCATAGGCGAAGTGGTCCATTTTCCTCATCTGTAGATACAGCATGACATGGCTGCCTACAGCCCCAGTCGAACCCGTAACTAAAACAGCCATTATTTCCTCAAGCTTTCCACTAGCGACTGAATTTCAGAGTTCCCCTGCCTGCGGCTCTCGCCATCCAGTGATGCTCCAGAGAGCGTCAGCCTGTCATAACCGACATCGTAAACAATACGCTTTGTAGAGGCGTAGAATGCCTTTACAAGGCCCGTTTCCCTCATCCGTATCGCCAGACCCCAGTCAACAAATCTCATGGCTTCTGGGAACCCTCCAGAGGCTTGCCAGAGGTGTTTGGTCATGGGGTTACAACCCATAAGTGTGAATGAGTGGTCAAGCTGGTCTGGCTGCCACGAAGCTGACTGAATTACATTGGTCCCCTTGTGTATTAGATGGTCGCACACCAGATTGCAGCCCTCGTCATCCGCCTTCTGAATCTCATTCAGCGCTTCAGGCAGGAAGTAGTCGTCCACATTGCACATGGCTATCCAGTCAGTCTGGAGTAGCTCTATTCCTCTGTTGAAATAGCCAGCGTAATCCTTATGGTTCTCCTGCACTATCCAAGCTTGTCGCCCCTCGCTCTGCTTCATTACAGATTCCAAGTTCTTGTCATCTGTCACTATCACTATTTCGTCTGGCTGAACCTCCAGCGAATCTATGCCCTCCCACCAGCGGGACAGGAAGCTCGCATAGCCATCCCCCCAAATGCCCAGCGGTATGCCTATCGTCACACTCATGCCAAAGCCTCCGTCCAAAACTTGCTTGCAGATGAGTTGACCAGCTCCAATAAAATTTCTGGGTTGTTCCAATCTGATACCGAGCTGATACCAACCTGGTCGTTCAGATGCACCTGGCATCCAGATAGCACGGCCTCGATCACCACGCGGGATTCGGCATCAAAGTCATTTGGTAAAAAGACGAAGTGCTTGGCACGAGCCATTGTCTCCAACACTTGCTCCCTGGGCTTGTTCCAATACATCACCAGCGGTATGCGGTTCTCCTCGGCCCAGCGCAGGGCGTTGTCGGGTCCCTTCTGACGGTGCAGCCTGGCAGCCCAGAGTGCGAACTCCTCTTTAGGCTTTGACTGAAACTCGGATGTATCGAATGATGACAGCACCCAGGTTGTAGCTTTTGGCTGCGTCCACTCCAGCTCTATCTCCAGATGTCTGGGTGTTCGGCAGATGAACTTACTAGCTGAGTTGATAAGAGTCTGGCGAGCAGGTGTTCGGGTCTGCTTATGGTGAACCATTACGACTGGATTCTTGGTAGCCAACTGAGTCATAGCCTCGTCGGTCAGCAGGTCTGTTCCAGTGATGATGAGCTTGTCAGCATCCATAACTTCTTCCCATTGATCGGGACTGAATACCTTGACTTCGTGTGGTGCAGCTTCTAGGTAGCGAGCATCGCTCATCTCTGCTCCACCGCGATACTTTCCAGGGATTCCGTTTATTGTTTCTATCTCTGTTGGTAGATGGTGGCTGAGCCAGGCAATCATGCGAACAGTCCCTTGAAGAAGGGCGTCCACTTCCACTCCCATAAGTGAGCAAAGTCGAACTGCTGAGCAAAGTCCACGGAAGCTTGATTGACACCACGCTCTGCATGATAAGCCTTCTCTAATGATTCAACAATCTTGTTGACTGAAGGTATTGAGAAGAACGATGACTGAGCCTCGTCCCAGAATGGTTGTCCATCCACCTTCCAGCTTTCCTCCGATACCAAGTCTTTGGATGCGGCGAAGTTACTTGTAATGACGCGGGTTCCACACGCCTGAGCTTCCACGGTTGGAATGCCAAAGCCCTCTCCATAGGAGGTGCTGAGTAGAACATCCATCGCGGTATAGAAACCTGCCATGGCTTTGTCTGGGTAGCCAGTGCGTAGTAAATCGCGGTCTGGCAGAATCACAGCCGATTTGTCTAGTCCTACTGATTTGAGTAGAGCAGCTAGGTCAAACCCTCCATAAACACGCGTTGGCTCACTGTGAATGTAGATCTGAGAATTCGGGTATTTCTTATGGAAGATGGCAAAGGCAAGCAGGTTTTCTGCATAGGCTTTGCGATGGATTTGTCCATTCGCTTTGTTGGCTGCAACCATACCGACTAAGAATGTATCTTCTGGAACACCCATGAATTCTTTTCCTGGCATTCCCTGTAACTCTGGCGTTGGTTTGTAGATACTGGTGTCTATACCGTGCGGAATGTAGATTGACTGAATTCCTACCGAATCTAGCTGCTGCTGTCCGTGTGGTGACATTGCGATTGAGGTTACATTTTCACGCTTTAGGAATTCGATGACCTTTGGCGGCGGTGTGGTGTGATCTAGTGGAACCCATGAAACTATTGGGCCATCAAACTTTAGTTCGTTATAGACCCACACATCGTAAAGAGTCATAAGAACCGTTTTAGTATCTTTATGTCTGTTGGCGAAGTCTTTATACCAAGCTTCCATCACATCTGTTGAATACAGCGTGAATCCGCGTGGATAGTGTGGGGCCTTTTCTCCAGCAATGTCTAAAGTTGAATGTGCGCCCTCTAGCCCATAGTTTGACAGGGCAGCAAACTTCATCCCTGATCGAATTGCGTGTTCTGCAAGCAGCTTTGCCTGATTGCCATAGCCAGTAGGCATACCTGGGCTGTTTGAGGCAAGTGCAATAGCGCCGTTGATTCTAGGTTGTTTTGACATAGCTTTACCATAGCAAAAAAGATTAGTCCTCGCTATCTAGAACTAATCGTGGCTCACGCTCTTGTAGAGGCACATACGCGCCCAGTTGCCAAGACTGGTATAACTGCCAATAACGCCCTGAATAAGAGCGTGCAAGCATCATAGCAAAAAGAAACCCCCGCAGCAACCTAGATCTGCGGGGGCTTCAGCTATTTCAGCGGATACTAGCTAGCAGCACCGATGAAGTATTTGATGTGGCTTGCGTGAGTCAAGTTGAAGTGGCTACCTGAACTCCACCAGCAACGCGGACCTTGTATGAAGGCCAGTGTCCGAATAGGACCGACTTTGCGCCAGTGCCTACTGCGGCGATGCCTGGGTTCTCCACAACTGGGTAGCCAGCGAAGTTGTCTGGCTGTCCAACGTTTACCTGGTAGAGGTAGTTGCCTGCGGTGTCCTTGAGCTTGCGCATTGCACCGATAGCTGGTCCACCTGCCATGTAAGCAACACCTGGGAGTCTGCGAGCAGCTCCGTCAAGTGAATACTGAAGGTCAATCAGGTTGTCAGCGGTGAATGCACCAGCAACGCCAGTGCCACCAGTAATACCAGAACCAGCAGCGGTTACAACACCGTTTGGCTTGTTGTTTCCGTCACCAGTGGTTAGAGCTGCGTTGACAGCGAATCCAAGGCCGTTACCAGCCTGCTCTGCAAGGTGAGCAGAGATGTTGAATCCAGCGTCAGTGATTAGCTCGTTAGCTACTGGGATGAGCAGACCATACTTGTAAGCGCCAAGAGTGATGGAGCTGTAGGTTGGCTCGGACTCGTCAATGGCAGAACCAGCAGCCTTGAGGGTTGCGGTGCTGTATGCGGTCAGGGTTGGGATAGTGATGTCCTCACCAGAAGTGGTGTTGATTCTCTGTCCGACATCTAGCATTGGACCAACTAGACGAGCAACATCGAATACCTCGTCAAAGAATGACTTTGGAACGGTGTTGGTTGAAGGAACAAGAGTTCTTTCTTCCTTGGTGAAGGTGTGAGCGCTGCGAGTTGCAGCGATCTGGCGTAGAACATCAGAAGCGTTGCGCTCTGAAGTCTCTGGTAGAGCAAAGCCCTTAGCGGCCACAGAAGCCTCTAGTGCGCGCTCCTCGTTGCGCTTTGCAACGGCGATTGCATTGTCAGCACGAGCGATGTCGGCCTCAATGCGGTCAATCTTCTCTAGTTCAGCAGCGTCTAGACCGCGACCTTCCTTCTCAGCACCCTCGATAACATCGCGGATCTGCTCGGTAAGGTTTGCGCGAGTCTCCTGCTGAGCCTTGATGAACTCAGACATTAGTCTCCTTATTTGATTTGAATAAATAACAGTCGCGCTGACGCAAACTGAACACGGCAGAGCTGACTCACATCCGATAAGTAAATTTTACAACTGAATTCCATAATCAAAAGAAAACCCCCAGAGGAAAGGACACTCTGGGGGAACTCGCTTAGTCAGCGGTCAGGGGCTACCGCTTTTCGTCAGCCTTCAATACGCGAGTTTCTTTCGTTGGCTCATAGGAGGCGGCTTCAGCCTTAGCTGGAGCATCTAAGCCAACAACTGCTTCAGCCATGGCGTCAGCCAACTGAAAAACTGGTCCCGTCTCTGGGTTTCCAGCAACCTTGAGGATTGCTGCTTTGATTTGTTCTTTGCTTGCCATTTAGATTCCTGTCAGTAGTTTGAGTTTCATTTTCTTGAGGGCAAGCTTCTCCAAGTCACCTTCAGGCTGTGATTCATCCTTGACGGTGTAGGAGCTGATTGCCTGGTTCAGAAGGCGGCCTTCCTCCTCGGAAAGCTCCTTGCCTTCTTCCAGCTTGACCATGGCATCTGCTAGAGCATCGGCATCTACCTGCGCTCTTTCAGCTACCTTGTCAAGTCCGCGGACTGAGGTTGTGCCTGCCGTGCTTGAGTAAGCAGGGAAAGCAACGATTGAAACTTCGTGAAGTCTGACCGAACGGAGGGTGCGCTCTGATCCATCTTGGGACCATTCATCTCCTCCTGCTGGGACGCTGAATCCAAAGCTCATGGAATCTACATCGCCACGGCGTAGTAGCTCGGAAGCATCGCGTCCAGCGGTTGTGTTTGGAAGCTGAGCGATTACCTTGAGTCCACGAGTGTCCTCGTAAAGTTTGAGAGTTCCAGCGCGGGTTGAACCGAGAACTGTTCCGCTGTCGTGGTTCCAGAGCAGCTTGATGTCGTTACGAGCGTCAATGGAGCGCTTGAATGCCCCTGGAGCGATACGCTCAATGAAAGGTAGTGGCTCTGACGGCTCATTGAATACTGCTGCATAACCTTCAAAGGTCATGTAGTCGCCATCTTCGCGAACCTCAAACTCAATTGGGGTTACGCGTGTTTCTATCTTCGACAATGCTTTGCCTTTCGCTCGGCCTTCGTTTTCTTCTTCAATTCTAGCAACGACGCCTTCTGCATAAGTGAGTGCGCGTTGTGCTGCTCGCTTTGATGGACCTGAACCCCACAGTAAATGTGCAACTACACCAGGGCTAGGATAATCAGGCGAATCAGGTCGTGCGGCGGGACTGTCCAGATCAGGAAGGTGACGAGCAATCCAAGCCCGAATCCTAACCCACTTGTCAGCAGTGACATTACCCGCTGCCATGGCTCGCGCTTCGCGAATCGTCCTGTCAACCAGTCCATCTCCACCGAATCCTTGCTCGTAGTATTCAAGGCCCCTGCGAGCGGCTGCTCTCATGTAAGCGGGCGGTTCTAGGTTGACTTGTCTGTATTCCGTCTCTGCGATGGAATTTTCTTCCGTCTCATCATCTTCAGGCTCATCTTCTGGTTCTGGAAGCGGAGCTATCTGAGTAAGCGTTGAAAATTTGTGTCCGACATAAACATCGGTGTCTCTCCAACCACCGTTGTATTCCTCATAAACCTGAATAAGTGCGGCTGGGTCTGCGGGTGTTCCTACGACTGTGACCGAACTGTCTGGGACATTAATGCGACCATCTTCGACAATCTCTTTGATTTCTCCTCTTGCTCGTCCACCTGACGAGTTCCAAGAAACATAGTCACCAATCTTGAGCGTTCCAGGCATAGCTCGTTCTCCGCCTGGCTCCATGTCCTCAGCTAGAGATAGTGCGACCATCTGGTCAATTGCATCTTGCTTAGATCCGTGACAGCCCATTACTTCACCATCGGACTTTTCGACTGCCCAACCTGAGCAGCCTGGGTTTTTATCTGAAATGTAGTATGGCATTATCCCAACCTCGCGTTTATTGTTACAGTTCCGCCCAATGCAACTGCTGTGCCATTTATGGTGATTCCCGCTGCATTTACATTTATGCCGACTGTCTGAGTTCCAGAGTCGTAAGTAATTGGTGAGGTTGCAGCAACTACACCAGCAGGACCTTGTGGCCCTGTGGCTCCAGTTGCGCCTTGAATACCTTGCGGACCCTGTGATCCAGTTTCACCTTGAATTCCTTGTGGTCCCTGTGGGCCTGTTTCACCTTGCGGACCTTGTGCGCCAGTCGCGCCAGTAGCTCCCGTTGCTCCAGTATCGCCCTGATCACCTTTGTCGCCTTTTACGCCTTGGGGACCCTGTGGACCTGTTTCACCTTGAATACCTTGAATACCCTGTGGACCCTGAGCGCCAGTAGCACCAGTCGCACCAGTGGGACCAGTTGGACCCGTATCTCCCGTGTCGCCCTTGTCACCCTTGTCGCCTTTGAGTCCTTGAATGCCCTGCTCGCCCTGAATACCCTGCGCGCCCTGTGCGCCTGTTGCGCCAGTAGCGCCAGTGTCTCCCTTGTCGCCTTTATCGCCTTTTAGACCTTGCGGACCAGTTGCACCTTGCGGGCCTGTAGCTCCCGTTGCGCCAGTAGCTCCAGTATCGCCTTTATCACCCTTATCTCCCTTTGGAAGAACAAGGCTAAGTGTCTGTGATGGAGATGTTCCAGAAATAGTTGCGCTTGCAGCGGTTCCGCCAGTCACGCTTCCGATGGTTAGGACATTGCTCGGCCCAGTGGCTCCTTGAATGCCCTGTGGCCCTTGAGGGCCTGAATTACCAAGGGTTATGGTTGTAGATGTTTCAGTTACAGCAACATCAACCTGACTTTCAACAACTGTAAGCAGGGTATTAGTTTCTGTAATTGCTACAACCGAATTTGACATTACCGAGTGACCTCAGCTTGGATTTGGAATGTTCCTTGAATCAAACGCGTAACAGCAGATCCTGAATTGAGTTCTAGGTCATAGACATACTGACCAGGAGTTGCAGCGCCCATTGTGGTTGAACTAATTGTTACATCAATTGTTCCTGCTGTTCCACCAAGCGTAATGCCTGAGCCATTTGTCAAACTGAGAATTGCAGTGCTTGCATTCGCAGCAGTTCGCACCTGCATTGCAGCAGTGTAGTTAGTCAGATTTACCGCAGTGCCGCCGATTGTCCATGTTAGGTTCAAGTCGTAAGTTGCGCCTTGGTATGCGGTGATGTTGTATTTGCCTGGTTTTACCATTAGATCTTCTGCCTCATCCAACTGATTATGTGACCAGTTTTGTCACTTACTGCATAGAGCTGCTCTAGCGGCTCTAAATCAAATTGATAACTTTGCTCTTTGAGAAGCAATAAACCATTCGTAGTGGTCACGCCAGTTCCACCAAGATAAATGTTTGTTGAATTGTCGTTGTTGTGAATAGTCATGCGCACTGGATTGTTGTGAACGCCGTCTATCGCAGTAGCAGCAGTTCCTACCGAAGTCCAACCATTAGTAATCATTACTGTCCCTCTGGTTGTAGCTGGACCGAATCCTTACCAGTGTGGTTGATGTCTGGAAGCTCAAGCTTTGCCATTACATCCGCTGGGTCGAAGCCGACCTGAATCAATCTCTGAGCCATGTCAACCTTGGCGGACATTGCAGATAGGTCAGCAGCATCCACATTGACATTTGCAAGTGGAACGCGGACTGTCTCTGCCGATGGGTCGTCAATTGGTTCAAGGTCCTCAAAGCGGCGAATGTCGTTGATCTTGTAGTAACCAGACTGAAGTCCGCGAGCGTATGCTTCAGTTCTAGCGTTTACATCTGCGCGTAGCAGTCCGTCAATTGTGAACTTGATAAATGCAGCTTCCTTGCCAGTTTCCTGAGCAAGCAGCGAAGTCATCGCGCCTTCAATCTTCTGAGCGATTGGACGAAGCGTGTGAGTTACGAAAGCAATGTTGTTTTGTTCAACTGATGCGTAAGTGTTTGTGCCTGGAAGTCCTAGAAGGTGCGGTGGAATGTTGAATGCACGAGCAACATCTTCGACAGCCATTCTGCGGCTGTCTAGGAACTGAGCTTGGTCGTTTGGAACATTCGTTGGCTTGTATTGCGCTCCACCAGTGATGATTGCTGTCTTGTGCGCTCTTGCCCATCCGCGGTGGCGTGAGTCGAATGCTTCCTGCATTGACTTAGCTTGTTCAGCGGTCAAGTTACCTGGAACTTCTAGAACACCTGATGTCTGAGTTCCTGAACCGAAAAATCGAGCTGCATACTTTTCTAAAGCTGATGCCAGACCGAAGTTTTCTCTTAGCGCCTCTACCCGTGAGATTCCGCGCAGCGAGCCTGGCTTTACTACATCTGGAATAAAAACAATCTCATCTTGTGTAAGTGCGCGAGTTTCGCCAGTTACATTGAAAATGATTCTGCCTTGTCCGTTGCGCTTGATTTCTACATCAAGTGGATTCAGAACCTTCATGTCAACGATTACACCGCGGCTACGGAATACTCGAATGAAGATGTTTCCCTCTAGCAGCAGCGAAACAATTGCAGAACCGTAAAAAGCTTCTTTGGTTGTATCAACATCTGGTTTAGTGACCCAGACTGGTCTTGGGCGTAGTGCGTAGCGCGCACCCTGCGATCTGATGTAAGCATCAATCGGCAAAGTTGAAATTGTGTCAGAGATTAGAGATACAGCAGAGAACACGGCATTGAGTTGCAATGCTGTATCAGTATTTACTACAGTTCCCGATTGGGACTGAACATCTACGAAGTCTCCAGAACCCCAGACCGTTTGGAATGAGATTGCGCGCTTTTCAAAGAGTTTGTTTAGCATTAGCTACGCTCCAGGGCTATACCGAAAATCAATGCTGCCACGCCCGCTATGATTAGACCGAGTGGTGGATAGATTATGGCTGCTCCAGCAGAAACTAAACCTGCACCTAGGATTTGCAAAATTGTTGCTTTCATGTCCGCCTAAATAAATACCTGTGGCACTACTTCTTCCATTCTACCTACG